CCGCCGTCAGCGGGCCGTCCGTGCCTGCGCCGCGCGCCAGCAAAAGCTCTGCCGTCTCGCGGTTCGGCGTGCGGCTGCGCGTCAGCTCGTCAAAAATCACCAGCACCCGCCGTGCCGCATCGTAGGCCGCGGCGTTGTAGGCCCAGGGGTCGGGGTACCAGCCCCAGTCCACGCCGTAGTAAACGCGGTCATACCGTTCCAGCTCGTCGTCCGGCACGGCCCGCAGCTGCAAATTGGCAAACACCGCCGCGCCGCTGCCCACGACCTCGCCGCCGTACTCATGGCGGAACGCCGCCGGGTTCGTCCGCTGCAGGTGCTCGGCGTCGGCCCAGAACCGCTCGCCCAGCATGGCCCGCGGCAGATCGCGGTAGGTCGAATGGTGCACCAGCTTGCCGGGGCGGGTCTCCAGCGCGTAGCGGTTGGCCCAGCTGCGGGCCATGGCCGGCGGGTTGAAGCTCTTTAACGTCAGCGTCCAGCTGCCGCCGCGCAGCACGGTCTGCTCGACGTTGCGCACCTCCTCGGGGCCGTCGAACTGGTCAAGCTCCTCAAACCAACAAATGCCCACAGCGCCGAACGGCAGCTTTAAGCTCTTGAGCTTGCCCGGGTCGTCCGTCCCGAAGAATAAGATCTTCTGCCCGGTGGGCAGATAGGTGCACTCCATCGGGCTGACCGTGCAGCGGAAATACCCCGCGCACCCCAGCTCCCCGATGGCCCATACGATCTGGTTGTACACGCTGTTGCGCAGCGTGCCGCCGACCTTGCGCAGCACCACAGCGTGGCAGTCCGGGTGGCGCAGCAGCTGCCAGACCAGCTCCATCGAAAGATAGCTCGACTTACCGGACCCGCGCCCGCCCTTGGCCACGACCTCGGTCACCTCGCCGCGCCGTATCGCCTGATGCACGGGCCAGAACACGCCGGGTATCTTCTCCTTCAGCCGCACTTCCACCTTGGCGCCTCTCTCCTCTCTCCTATCTCCTCTCTCCTAACTTTCACTGTCCACAATGACCACCCCCTCTGTTTTCGCCCCGTCGCCCAGGCCCAGATGCTTGTACAGCATTTCCAGCGCGCGCAGCTTGTCGGCCACCTTGACCGGCAGACCGCCCTCCTCGCCGGGGACGGCAAAGGCGATCTCGGCCAGCTCGTCCAGCACATGGTCCGCGTCGATCTCACACAACGGCATCCCTCCTTTTCCCGAATGGGTATAAAAAAACCCGCGGGAGGAATCACTTCCTCTCACGAGTTTCGATGGTATCATATTACCACTGTTGGTTGTGAAATACAATGAAATTTTGCGAAATCTTCGGGAAATTTACTGAAATCTTTTTTACGCCCGCTTCGGCACGGCCATCCCCTCCACAGCCGTCCGGTGCAGTTGGTACGCCCGGCGCTGAACTACCCCCATCGCCTCCGCGATTTCCGAAAAATTCTGCCCCATCACATAGCGGCGGCGCAGCACCTCCTGCCCCGGCCTATCCCGCACCGTCATGATGCCGCACATAATTTCCGCGCGCGTTTCCATGCAGCTTTCCAGCTGCTGCTCCAGCCTTTTCTGCGCTTCTTCGATACGTTCTACGGCCCGCGGCAGCCTGTCCGCGTTAGGGCCGCTGCGCCCGGGCATGCCGCTCATGCAGGCCGTCACCCGCTCGGCGTCGCTGCGCAGCACCTCGATTTCTTCTTCCAGCATGTGCTGGCAGCTGACAGACGCCTGATAGCGACCCAGCCACTCCACTTTTTCCTTATAGTCCATCGCTGTCCTCCTTATATGTTGCCGCTCCTGTCAGGTATTGTTGGTTACTCTCATCTTAATGCAACAACATATAGTTGTCAATATATTTTTGCAAATTCCCGCCTGGCAATCCCAAAAACCGGACTTCCGCTTCTTTTTCCGCTTTCCCGCTTGACACCCGCCGCCCCCAACGCCGACGGCCTCCGCATCATCGACCCGGTACATTTTATAGAAACGCTGGAGCGCGAATACGCCTCCTGAAACCACAAAGCCCGCCCCGGTCTGACCCGGGACGGGCTTTGCGTATTGCTCAGAATGTCAAAAAACTCTTGTAGGGGCGAGCATTGCTCGCCCGCCAGCTTACACCGCCGCCTGTTTCCGGGGCGTTTGCATCAGCGGTCCACTTTCCCGGAGGGGTCAAGACCCCTCCCTACGGTCTGCCATACACGGGTGCCTTGTAGGGAGCGGTCTTGACCGCTCCGTGCCCGTTTGCGCCAGCGAAAGCCCCCCGTGTCGTCGGGGACTCCTCCTGCCTTCAGCACAACGGTGCCACCAGCCGCAGTACCGCGCTGTACAGCGTGCCAAAAAATCCGGTCCGGCAGTCCGCCAGCGTCACCGCGGCACTTTCCTTTTCGATCTCCGCCAGATCGCGCCGCACATCGTCCAGCACCGCGCCGCCGTAGAGCAGCACGCTGTTCTCAAAATGCAGGTACAGGCTGCGGTAATCCAGATTCACCGTGCCCACCGCGGCAATCCGGTCATCCACCAGCCAGGTCTTGGCGTGCAGAAAGCCCGGCGTGTAGCTGTAAATTTTAACGCCTGCCCGCAGCAAGTGCGGGAAATAGCTCCGCGTCAGCTGGTAGATCGTCGGCTTGTCCGGTACGCCGGGCGTGTAGATGCGCACATCGACGCCGCGCTTGGCCGCCAGCCGCAAGCAGGACAGCAGGTCGTTGTCCAGAATCAGGTACGGCGTGCAGATGTACAGCCGCTTCTGCGCCTGGTTGATAAGCTCCAGATACACGTTCTTCGCCACGGCCTCGCGGTCCACCGGGGTGTCGGCAAAGGGCTGCACCAGACAGTCCGTTTCCACCGGCACGGCGGCGGGCAGGTCGCAGCCCGCGTCCAGGTCCTCGTCGGGGTATTTTGCCTTCCAGAACGTCAAAAAGATGTTTGCCAGGCTCGCTGCGCCGGGGCCATCCAGCCGGACGCCGCTGTCCTTCCAGTAGCCGAACCGAACGATTTTATTGATATACTCGTCCGCCAGATTCACACCGCCCGTAAAGGCGATCTGCCCGTCGATGACC